ACACAAGCCCGGGACACGTTCACAAGCGTTCAAGGCTTGCCACGCATACCCTGGCGGCTATTCTTGATTATGTTTTACGTTTATCGGGTGGAGGTACACGCACAAAAAAAGCCCCGGCATATAACCGGGGCTGTAAAATCATTTATTCATTTTCAGTAAATCAGCTAACACAACGAACGGAAAAATTAAAATACACAATATTATCAATTCTTTTTAACCTCCATAATTTCAATTACATTACTTTTCAACTCTTTTCTAATATCTGTTTTGTTCAATGCGTACATTTCAATAATGCCGTAATATTTTGTTTTCACCCAAAAGCGGCGCATATATTCCGCAAAAGGAATACACCAACCGGAACATTTATAAACCGGGGTTTGTGTTGCAATGTGTAAATCCTTCAGCGGCTGTAAATTTCCATTATCAGCGGCAAGCAACGCCGCCGGAATACGCCCGGTTAAAATCGTTTCAAATGCGGGAATGTCCCACGAAACAAATTTATAATGCGTCATAATAAACCCCCCTTTACAGAACACAAAAACGCTTATAACTTGTTTCCCGGCTGTATTCGGTGAACAAATCCGGGTATTCTTTCTTGAATCCGCTTGAATCGAAACGGCTTGAAACAACCGTTTTATTAGTGGCTTTTGCCGCCCCTTCGACGTGCATTTCATCGTTTCCCATGATTGCAAGAATATCTAATTTTATAGAATCGTTCATAGCTTGCAATTCTTCAATCAAACGCTTGTTTTCCCGGTACTCATTACATAAACTTTCAAACTTTTTCATTTTTCAACCCTCCATAACGCTATAATCATATTGTTTAACCGTTCCCAACGTGTACGCCGTGGGCGTTTCCCCGGTGAACCTGTCAACCGTTACAACCGGGATATAAAACGCCGTATGACGCCCTGTTTCGTTGTCGGTGCAATTATAAATTTCAAAAGCGTTCACGGCTTTTTCAAAAGAAACACCGTTATAACCTTCAAAATTCTTGTTTACGTCAATTTCTAAATGCCACGGCGTAAAGGGGCGCATATTCACCGGGCAAAACAGAACGGTTAAACCGTTGTTATAAGCCGCCCGGGCTTGCTTTTTCGTGATACGTTCCCACGTTTTGCCGTTGTTCGTAAAGCTGTATTTATTCATAAATAACGCCTCCATTCAATTTACAAAATTCTTTCAAAAGGTTTTCAATGGCTATTTGCTTTTCTTCAAATGGGCGTTTGTCTTCCCAACTCAAAATAGCCCGGGCTTTTTCCTCGTATTCACTAATTTTTTGAAGCCTTGCGCCCGGCATATTTCTATAACCTGTGCAAATCGTAACGCCGTAAACCTCGTAAACGTCAAAATTCCAACCGTACACGCCGCAAGTGTACGCAATGGGGGAATGATTGTTTAACAAGTAGGACAAATCGCAATACCCGGCGCATTTAACATTATAAGAACCGTTTACAATAGCTTTTCTTGTGGTTTTAACTTTCATTTTCTTTTCCTCCGTTCTTTTATCTGTAAAGTGTACCGTTATACGCCGCCGCTTTTTCTTGTGGTGTTGGTTTGTGTTCAAGCCCCATAAACCCGGCTTTATTCAAACCGCAAAACGCTTTTATATGTTTCCCGGTTGTGTTACTCCAACCGCCCCACAACCTAACAAGCGAACCATTTACAAGCCGCTTTATAATAGGGGTGTTATAGCTGTAAAGCGTTTCATTCCCGGCGTTGTCAATTTCAACAACGGCTTTTCCATAGAAACTTTTTTGTGTTCCGTTCGGTGCTAATTCATATCTTCTCATTTTGAAAACCTCCATATAATCTTTTTAGTGTTGTTTCTTGTCTTGCCTTGACTATATAATAACACTTTCAAGATTGTTTGTCAATACTTTTCAAATAAAAATTTATCTTTTTCGTGTTGGCTGTTTATCTTGTTTGTGTTGTTATTGTTATTCTAATTCTTATTATGCGAATTGTCAACACCTAAATTCTAAATTTACGAATTGCACCGGGCGCAAAATTCGCATTATATAGAAGGAACGCCGCCGGACACGTTCACCCACGCCGCCCGGGGTGCATTTTGCTTTAATACATTAAAGAGGTAAAGAGGCGAGTGCCGTGTCCGGCTGATTTTCTGAAAATTTCCGTGAATTTTTGCATAGAAAAAGCCCCGGGAAATCCCGGAGCAGTTTCATAGTCGAAAGTCGATAGTCGAAAGTCGCTCGGCTGATAGTCGGAAAGTCGGAAAGTCGGAGCGTGGGCGAAAGTCGCTTAGTCGCTCGTGTCCTCGTCAGAGTTGCTTGCTGATAATCGCTTCTGTTGGTCGCTTGCAATGTAGCGTTCTCTGATTTCATCAGCGGAATAGTCGTTGTCGTTCTGCTGGTTTGGTGTGAGAACGTACTCTGTCTTGTCTTGGTAGCCATAGTTGTTCTTGCCGAGGAAGATACCAGCCACAGGGTTGACCTTGCCGGAGTTCATGTAGGATTCCCACAAATTTTCGAGCAAAAAGTACGCCTTTTTAATGGTGTCAGTCACGCTCGGCGGCAACGTGCTATAATTTCCACGCCCACCCAACGGAGCGTCATGTGTAATAGCCCACAACGTCTGTCTGCTCATACCATTCAACGCCATCGCCATACCAGCAACAGTCGGTTTCATATCAGCGTTCGCATACAACGCAAAATAGTCGGAAAGTCGTTGCTGAACCTCCGATTCGCTTTCCATATCAATGTTTGGCATATTGAACAGTACCATGTTGACACTCAAGAACTTCGCATTATCCCCAGCGTCAAGGTTGAACCCATTCGTACCAATCACAGGAGAGTTGCCACCCCTCGGTTTGCCTTTCTTCTTAGGCTTCATTTCTTTCTTTCCAGTAGTCGCAACGGCTTTCGTTCCGACATTCTCCTCGCTGGAAACAGTCTCCTTAGTCGCAACAGTCTCCTCGGAACTGTCTGCTAACAGTTTATCTATATCCATTTCGGTCTCCTTTCTTCTTATTCTTATTGCAGTAGTAGAAGTAGTTGAAAATCGGTTTTTGCGTATAACTTCTATATATAGGGATTTTTCTATATAAAGGAAGTTACACGCAATACCTTGAGAACAGCTACTTTAACTACTGTAATAATAAGAATAACTCGTTCTTATGAAAAGATTGTTTTTCAATCCTTTTCAGATAGTTTGGTAAATGTCGTTTTTGATAAATACTTATCCGCTTTGTGTTAAATGAAGTTTTTGCTCTCGTAGTAGTCAATCACTCGCTTAACCTCAACCGATTTCAGCACAACGATTCTGTAATCTTTGCCGCACTTCCTCTTAACCCAAAAGTCGTGTGCGGCTTCTGCGATAGAGCTGTAAGTGAGCATTTTCGTGTTGCTGGTACGCTGGTGAGGAGGACGGTATCGGTAGTCTGTGCCATACAAAAACTTCCCGGTCTTAATGTTCTGAATCGCAAACATCGTCTACCTCCTTATCAGTACCTCCGAACGCTTCTTTGATACATCTGCCGAACTCTTTAAGAGCTACACCAGCAGAGTAAGCGGCAAAGTCGAAGGTCTTCTCAATCTCGGGGTAACGACTGCGAACGTATTCAGCGAGTATGTCATTTCGTGTCTTCATTTCCTAACTCCTCCTCGAGAATCTTTTCAAGCTCCCTCGTGCCGACAGCTTTCCTGTAGGTGTGCGGAGCTTTGACGGTAGATACCTTGATTGCGCTCTCGGCAATACGAGCCTTGAGACGTTCCAGCAGAGAAGCGTTCTCTACCTTGACACCATGATTGAAAAGTCGAATCTCGTCCTTCTTGAGCCATTTCTGCCACTTACCACAAGCGGAGCAGTAAAGCCCGGTCTGATTGCCGTGTCCCTCGGTGAAGAACTCCTTGCCGCCGCATTTACAAACCATATTCATAACAGTGTCCTCCTTTACAGCTCGTAGTAAGATTTTACCGACTTGCCGATTTCTACCGACAGCTTTGCGGCAATGACACGAGCGTGTTCGTACTGGGCTTTCACACCAGTTTTGTAAGTACCTTCCCATTTCTTCTCCGGGTGCTTTGCGGCTTCCCGGATATTGTTGTCGTTGTCCATGAGAAGGTCAGCTTGGTACAGGTTCAAGAGCCGTACCAACTCCTGTTTTTCTGCTAACTGCATTACGATTCCTCCTTCAAGTCTTCCTTGAGAAGAAGCAGAAGCTCCTTCAAATCAGCGAGGGTGAATCCTTCCTTGTTACAGGTGTTGGTTCGTCCCAAATGCTTATACCAGTTGATAATTGTGCCGCTGTCACGATGAATGATATAGAACTCGTCTTCCCAGCGATAGAGAAGGAAGTTCTCTGTGTTCTGTGGATAACCACACATTACATCAATGTCAATGATTTCATCATCGGTGAAAACTTCTCCGAACACTTTACAGAAATCGTCTCTGTCAAAGTGATACTGCGGAAGGGTTTCGAGATATTTGCTCATTACAGCACCTCCTTCAATTTCAGACCACAATAGGTTGCATAACCACTCGATGTCGATTTCCTGTCAAACCACTCCGGGTGACGCTCCATTTCAGAATTGAACTTACGAGCCGACAGGATATAAGCACCCTCGGACTTCGCCCAAATCTTGAAAGCGTTATACAGGTCTTTCGCCTTGATAACGGTTGGCGAGCTTTCCTCCGGGACACGCTCACAGCGGTTCTCGAGGAACTGCAATACGAGGTCGTTATCACGTTCATACTTAGTGACAACCGATTTCAGACTGCCGCTCATTGCAAGTCCACGTTCCTTGTAGTGAATATACCCACGCACCAGCCACATGAAAATGCCGCTCATGCTGGACTGTTCGCACAGCTCGTCCTTGAGGTGAGTGTCCTGTTCCTCCGGGGAGAAGTGGCGGTTGAACTCTACCACCTTGATACGTTCAGAAGCGAACAGGGACTTGTCTGTTACCATCGGAAGGTCGTTACAGGAAAGCCATAAGGTGAACTGCGGCTTGAATGTGATTGCCGACTGGTACAGCGCACGAGCAGAGATTTCTTCACCGCCTGTAAGCTGTTTGATTTTCTCCTCGTCCAGTTTGCCGTATTCGTTGCTCTCGGACATTGTGACGAAGCGTTTGCCCTTCAACCCGGCAAGGGTAGGACTTGCGGCTTCTGCGTCTTTCTGACGGTCTCCACGGCAAATCATACCGACCGGGGCAACCTTGGCATAGTCACCGAGCATGGTCTCGATGGTGTTGAGCAGAGTAGACTTACCGTTACGAGTGGTCTTACCGTGGAGAATGAACATACACTCCTCGTTGCTCATACCCAGCATGGAATAACCCAAAGCTCTTTGAAGGAAGTCTGCCTTGTCCTCGTCATTCTGTGTGACCTCTTTAATGAACTTCTCCCAGCGTTTACACTTAACCGTCTTGGAGATAGTGTGGCTAAATGCTGTCTGCATGGTGAGAAAATCGTCCCAGCTATGTTCCCGGAAGGAGAAGTCTCGAAGGTCGTATGTACCATTGAGACAGTTAATGAGATAAGGGTCTGCGTCAAACTGCACAGCAGAGATACGAAGCTCACCTGTTGCGTCCTTGAGGATTCTATCTCGCATACGCCTGTCACCCATCTTATTGACGAACCCGGTGTAGGACTTTCGGGTATCATCGTCCTCGATTTCTCCGCAGTAGAGAATCATCAAACGAACGAAATCTTTAATCTTCTCGGACACGAGAATTGCTCCCTCGTCCTTACGCCATGCCCCCTCGTGATAGGTGTACCAGCTCTTGTGTTCCGGGCAGTAGCGAGCTTCGTGAGAATAGAGCAAGCCAAACAGGTTTGCCATACCCATTTCAGACCACTCAAACCCGGAGCTGGTCTCGTCTGCTTTCTCGGGGTGATACTGCTTAATCAGATACATCTTCGAGGATAAGTCCTCGTCCATAATGACACGACCGTTGCGTGTCTCGAAAAGCTCTTGCATTACTTATCACCTCCCAGCAGAGTAATCGCCAAATCAATAAGGTCTGACAGGCGGCAACGGATTTCATAGAATCCGAAAGAGTGTCCGTCCTCATAGGCACGATTCCAAATGGCTTCCGCTTTCTTGCGAGAGAGCCTGTGACCCACCTCATACTGAATCTTTTCGATAATCAGATTGTAGACGGAATCTCGAGCCTTGTTCTTCTCGGTGTTGAGCCGAGCGACTTCACTCTGATACTTCTTGTTATTCAATTCGACCTGTTCTCTGTTCCATTTCACAGACTGGTCTTCATCGAAAATATGATTGCCGGGGACTTTTTGCAACCCAACCGGGCGGCACGACATTCGGTTCATAATGTCGAACTCATTCTGAATGTCTTCCCAGCTCATATCAGCTCCTTTACCCATATCCATCACCTCGCCATTACCTTATTGAGAAGGTCTTCGTAGAGGTGCTTGTAAAGATTCCTCTCGACCGTTACAGAGTTGTCAACAGGCTCACCATCGACCACAGGAGCGGCGATACCGAGTGAGCAGAGGATTCCAGCATTGACACCCTCCATTTCCTTATCGGTACAGGTACGGACGAAATCGCCCAGCCTGTCCTTATTGACCGTGTAGATAGTCTCACACAGAGCGGTTGAAGGAATCTTGCACAGCACCTCTGCGTGAGTAGGCATGAGACGCTTTTCCTTTGTGGTGAGATAGACCACCTCGACAACATCTGCGTGTTCATTCAATTTATCAGAGGAGACAACGATTGCTGGTCTTCCCTCTGTATTACTCGGGTCTGTGGCGTAGCACTTGGAGTTGGAAATGTAGAAAATATCTCCTCGCTTCGCCGGGACGCTCTTATTCATGTAATATGCCATTATTTCTTACCTCCCATAACTGCGATTGCACATTTCTGTTTGTCCTCCAACCACCACGAACACTGCTCGGTTACGCAGAAAACAGGCTGTGTGCCAATTTTCACGGTGTTATTCTCGTCTACGACAGTGTTAGTCGTGAGGAGAGGACAGATTTTGTTCTGTTCCATTTTCTGATAACCTCCTATATTTTCCGCAGTAACACTTTGAGGATTTGCACCTCAAAGTGTAGCGGCATTGATTATGTAGAGGGCAAGCGTGGCAGACACATCTTTTCTTACAGTCTTCACATCTTGTCTGCACGACATTCACCTCCGTTCTTTATTGAACTCGCCCCACAAGGGGGCGAGATTTTAGGATAAGAGAAAGACCGGGCGAACGCCATAAGAATTGGAAGCGCCGTTGTAGTCCGCATTACCGTCGTAGGCGACATCGGCGAAACTGGAAGCGGAATCTTCAACCTTATTCTGCAACCAGTACCATTCCCATGTACCTGTCTCCGAGCCTTGGAAAGCGATACGCTCACGGCGGTTCTCCATGCCGTAGAAGCGTCTCACAGATACAGGCTCGTCCTTGCCGTAAGGGTTCTCTCCGAAGATTTCACGCTCAGTAGGAATACGGAGCATATCAAAGCAGTTCGTCTGACCTACTCGCATACCAACCATGCGACCCTTGATTTCCTCCGGGAAGCTCTCGAAGATTTCTCCGTTCAGCTTCTTGCGAAGGTCGGAATGTTCGTAGTCAACCTTTTCGGCTCTGCCGGGATTCTCGAACATTTTCTGCTCGTCCTTGAGACAGTCAACAGTGATGAACAACATACCGTTCGGGGTCTCACGAATGGCTTTCGCCTTAACCTTTTCCCCTGTGGTGAGTGTGAAGGAGATAATGTCTCCCAGTTCAAACAGTTCAGTGTCAATAGTCATGTTTCTCATAACTTCCATGATAAAATCCTCCTTAATCTTTATTGGATAAGTTTTTGTCTTGCTGTGATTATAAGATAACACATACAAGATTGAATGTCAATACCTAAAAGATAAATTTTTATCTTTTCCGTGCAAGTTATCGTCTTCTATGTTTAAGTGCTTTTCGCACTCCCTCGGAGCGTTGCTCGTATAGCTCACTGAATCGCCTATGTTCCTCACGAATGACTTTCTTTTCTTCCTCCCACAGTGCCTTTTCGTATAGGTACTCGGGACATACACCGTGACAGCCGGGGTGTCGCTTCGGAGCAACGCAGTCCTTACAGCATTTAATCTTCATCGCTTGTACCTCGTGACGCTGTTGCAGATAGTTCGCAGTTCGTTCCTATCAAGAGGTGGGTCACAGGCAACCGTATTGGCGTACAACAGCTCCTCGTAAATCTGTGACTTGGAATAGCCTTGATTGTGGAGCATACCAGCGAGGGAGGTGAGACAGATATTGCGGCTTCCGTCCGGGATTCTCGGATAGACTGGACGGAGCTTTACACGCCCATTCACGACAGGTTCTTCCCATACCGGGGCGTATATCTTGTCTCGCCCAACAACCACCTTATCGGAGGTCTCTCGAGCTTCCGGGAAGTATTTCTCCACAACATAATCAATCGCTTCTTGGTTTTCGATGATTTCTCGGTAGAGAAGGGTGTTCCCGGTCATAATGAAGTAGCGAGCCGCCTTGTAAATCTCCACGCCAGCAAGATTGTTCTTGCCCTTGAAGGGGAGAGTTCCACGGAGTAGGATATGGAATCCACGCCCACTCCGGGATTTCTCCGTATAGCTGTGGCACTTACCGACAATATCAGCCCCGAGGACGCTCATAAGACCGTCTTCATCGTACCCCTCGTCAATATCAATCCCGACATACCCATTGTCCGCAAATACGAAACCGCAGTAGTCGTAATAGTGCTGGTTGTACGATTCGAGAGCAGTCTCGAAATCAGACCATGTTTCCGGGTTGGTTGAGGAAGCGGCTTCGTTCTCCCATGCTTTCATAGGGACTTTGCTTCCATCATTCGCACACACCCACTGGTCGAGTTTCTTTAATTCCTCGGGAATATTGTCATAGTAAACCACGCCGCTTTGCCACCTTTCTTTCCAGCTCATTTACGAGCTTCCAAATGCTGTCCTGTGAGATACCTTTGGACTTCGCCAACTGATAGATATTGTCCGGGACGGTATCGCCCTCACGATAGATATACAGGAGCATTGCTCGGTCATTATCGGAGAACGACTTGAGTGCGCTGTCACACGCCGCCCAGTTATGCTTGTCTGCTTCCGAGTGGAACTTCGGTCTGTCGTGTCGAGCATAGAATCGCAGACAATGATTCACATACTCGGAGTAGAAAGTTCGGCTCATTTACTTGCCCTCCTTCATTTCCCCATACATGGAACTCAACTGGGCTTTCTTCGCTGTCTTTTTGACCTCGACACCCTCGAAATACCACTGGTTATCAATACAGATAGGGTAGTCCGGGTTGTCAGATTCCACCAGCTTACCAGTGTCAATGATATGCTGTGCCGCAGACACGGAGAGGTTGTTCTTTACGAAATCCTTCCCGGTGCGGAGCAGAGCGTTCACTCTGCCGTTGACGTTCTTCAACTTATACATTGTGTATAACCTCCTTAAATTCATTATTCAGAGCTTCCACATCGACATTGCAAAGCTCCTTGAGTTTGTAGCGTTCCGGGTAGGTATCGTCCATTTCGTAGACCTCCCTCATGTGAATGTGTTCCTTCAACATATCCCGGTAGAATCTCTCGAGACGCTTCTTACCGAACCCGAGGTAAACATGAAGCGTCCACAGCACCATTGCGTCAATGTCGAGAGAATAGGCTTCGTCATGCTCAAGAATCTGTCGGTCGATTTCGTGGATTGCCGCCGCTGTCGCTCTTTCCTTGGCTGACTTCTCCGCATGAGAGACCATGTGGTCGAAATCACTGACTTTCAGATTCAGAGTGGGTTCTTTCTGCACCTTTATTCCGGCTTTCTTCTGCCTACGCCGTTCAGCTCTGTTCATTACCCACACCTTCCTTCAAGAGCGAACCATGAGGGAGGGTGAGAATCCAATCGCAGAACATACGCCACTCGTCCAGCTTGTGACCTCTGCGATATTCCAGCATATTCAGAAGGTTTTCGTAGGTCATAGTGACCGTTCGCTTCTGATTGAAAGAGGAGGGCAAAAGCTGAATCATGTTCCACCAAAACTGCTTACGCTCAACATCGGTGAAATCACCCTCACTCACGAGCCTGTTGTAATCGTTGTACCAGCCACGATTGTTGTTAAGCTCGTTAATCACAACACCGAGAATCGCCTTGCTCGGCTCGTCCAAATGCTCACAGGAGAAGTCCTCGAAGGTGAACTCCTTTGCCTGTATCTTGTGCATGGTGGAACAGCTATTAGCTGTCGTGCCGACCTTGTATGTATCGAACTCCTTCCACCAATAGAGAGGAGCGGTAATATCCACCGATACGAAAATCTGACGAAGGAACTTACGGTGAGGTGCGCCGCCACGAATGAGCCGGGTCATAAGGTCTTTATCATTGTCACCGATTGCATAGCACTCATACGGAGTACAGTCATGCTCCTTCGGGTGACAGATACCTTCTCGGTCGATGATTCCACACTTGCCGCAGTCAACCGCCGGGTAGCTGTCGGAGCGTTCCCAGCTATTGAGGGGATTTCTCATTCCTCGGATAGCGTGTTCCCAGCCCCATACATCGGGTTTCTCAAATTTAATCATCGCTCACTCCTCCTTAATAGCGGTTCTTGGCTCGAGACAGGCTTGCCATCTGACGCTTCATCATGTCCTCGTAAAACTCGTTGCTCGGGTTATCCACCTTGTAGCAAGGGCGGTCTCCGAAGAATACACAGTAGGTATCTGTGGTCTTCTCATGTACGATAGTGGTGTATTCCTCGGTCATAGCCGAACCAGCCATAACAGGCTCACCAGTCTCGGTCACATCGAACCCGGTACAGGTGCTACCCCAAATCTGTGAGAAGCACTCAACACTGAAATCGAGGTAGACTTTCTTGCGGCTCTCGTTCTCCTTAATCTCGGCAATCTTCTGAACGAAGTCCGGGTCATGGGCGAGAGCCTGTTGTGCCTTATAGAGCAGAAGCTCCAAATTCGGGATTCTTGCCGCCATACCTCACACCCCCTCTACATGGGAAGCGAGCATATCGGCTTGGTGTGTCCACAGAACATTTGTATATTTATGCACAGCTCGTGTATAATCGTTCCACTCGGACTTATCGCAGAAAGCTCCCATGTGATAGCGAATACACATGATTTCCTCCTCGGTGAGCTTGAAATACTGTGCCAGCACCATAACCGACTTATCGCCGTGACCTTTGAGCAGAGTGTCCGTAGCGTATTCCCACTTGGAATCGTCTCTGATTTCCTCGCCGCCGAGAGTTTCAGCAATGACCGGGTGCTGGTAGTTGTCCATCTTACAGAGGTCGTGGAACATACCAACCAGCAGAGGTGAGCGAGGGTTCTGCCAGTCAAGGCGGCAATCCTCGGTGAGCTTCTTGAGGTAGCGAGCTACCATGTAGCTGTGGTCGAACAAACCACCCTCGTAATTGCCGTGATACTTAGTGCTTGCCGGAGCGGTGAAGAATCCCTTCTCCAACAGGTCTTTCTTGACCTCCGGGGGAACAATGTCACCCATGAGGTTATTGAACTT